ATACCGGTTATTAACTTTACACCTAGTCGTGGAAATGATAAACATACTAGAGTAAACGCTGTTGCGCCAATATTCGAGGCGGGCATGGTTTGGTATCCAAACCGTAAGTTTGCTGAAGAGGTTATAGAGGAGTGCGCTGCATTTCCGCTAGGTGAACACGATGACCTGGTAGATAGCATGACTCAAGCCGTAATGAGATTTAGACAAGGTGGCTTTGTGGAACATCCAGAAGATTATGAAGATGAACCTGTATCCCACCAGCAAAGGACGTATTATTAATGAGCAAAGCTTTACAAGAGTTTTTAAAATTTGTAACTAATCTACTTAGAAAAACAGTTACGTCGTCTGATAAAAAAATTCCACCAGCAACAAAAGCTGAAATAACTCAATCGCTACAAGATGCGACACAAGTGGTTCAGCGGGACATAGATAGAATAGATGAGCAGTTGGAAGTTTTAAAAAGAATAGAAAGACAACTTACTGATGTGGGTGAACCTAGAAGAGGCGCTCAGGTTTTAGAAATTACAAAAGACAGTTCAGTTGACGACATACTTCAAGACTTAGCAAACAGAGCAGGCACATCACCTGAGAACGCTAGACAGTCTATAATTAACAGGGCAAACGAAGCCTACCTACCTAATGATCCAAAAAGAATGAGAATGGATGATGACGTGACACTGCAAGCTTATTTACAATCTAAAATACAAATGGGTGCAAGTGATGAACTTTTAGAAGATGTGATTGAAGGAGGGGGAGACGTCATAACCAGACCTAGAAGCATATACGACGAAATGGCGGAAGATGAGATGTTACCGTTTGGTAGATCAGGTGAGGCTGACAAAATAACTCCTCCACCTGATGACGACCTTATGTCAGGAATAGCAAGAGCAGAAAAAGCCCTTAAACAAAAAGATGTTGATTTAGAAAAAGTAGAACAGTTAATGATGAATCCTGAAAACTTTGGTAAGAGTATTGATGAGCTAATGCAAGAGGTTCAAGACGATAAAGTCATACCTCTACCAACAAAGAAAGCAGAAGGTGGTAGGATACACGCAATGGCTGGTCTGTTTACAGGTTTAGGAAAATTCTTATCAAAGATGGGGATGAAAGCACCAGACAAAATAGCTGACGTAAAACAAATGCAAAACGTAGTCAGAGACGAGGGTACAGATTTAACAAGACGAATAGATACACCAAAAGATAAAAGAACCATCGATGAGGTTGAACAAATGTTTATGGATGACCCTAGATACAAAGGTCGAACACAATCTGAAATGATGAAAGAAATTGACAAAGAAAAGATTAGAGTGGACTTTGCATACAATATGGGGATAGAACCAGAAGATGTTCCTGATGATGTCATAGAGGCTCTTTATCGAGACGGTTATCACAAACAGTTTGCAAACGGTGGCGCAGTAGGCGTTGGCAGTTTATTTAAGAGGAGAAAATAATGGCAATAGATAAAGGATTATTTCAAGCACCAAAAAAACCAACACGATCGAAAATGGTTGTTGAACCAGATGCAGCGGCACTAGAAGTACCATTGGCGGAACAAAAACCACCAATAGAAGTTAAACCAACAGAGGACGGCGGAGTAGAGATAGATTTTGATCCTGCTGCAATGGCAATGGAAGTTGGTGACCCCAACGCAAACTTAGCTGAATTATTAGAAGACGACATCTTAGATCCACTGGCTTCAGATTTAATTGGTGACTATCAAGAATATAAATCATCAAGAGATGATTGGGAGCAATCATACATCAAAGGGCTAGACCTACTTGGTTTTAAATACGAAGATAGAACAGAGCCGTTTCAAGGTGCAAGTGGTGCAACACACCCAGTGTTGGCTGAGGCTGTCACACAGTTTCAAGCACTAGCATACAAAGAACTATTACCTGCAAACGGACCAGTTAGAACACGCATTATGGGTAAACATACAAAAGAAAAAGAAGACCAAGCAGAGCGTGTAAAAGAATTTATGAATTATCAGCTGATGGTTGAGATGCCAGAATACGAACCTGAGTTTGACCAAATGTTATTTAACTTACCACTCGCTGGTTCTACATTTAAAAAAGTTTACTACGACCAAGCGATGGGCAGATGTGTATCCAAGTTTGTGCCTGCAGAAGATTTGGTTGTGCCTTATAACTCATCATCATTAGATGATGCAGAGGCAATCATACATGTAATTAAAATGAACGCTAACGAACTTAGAAAACTACAAGTTGGTGGTTTTTATAAAGACGTAGAGTTAGGCACACCTGCTTATCATGAAGATGAAATTACAGAAGAGAAACAAGATTTAGGTGGTGTATCAACCACAAACAAAGATGAAATATTCACACTGTTAGAGTGTCATGTTGATTTAGACTTAGACGGTTTTCAAGACATGGGTGCTGATGGAGAGCCTACAGGTATCAAGCTTCCATACATAGTAACCATTGAAGAAAGCAGCTCTGAGGTTTTATCAATTAGAAAAAACTTTGTGGATGGTGATCCACTAAGAAAACGAAAAGATTATTTCGTTCACTTTAAATTCCTACCAGGACTAGGCTTCTATGGATTTGGTTTAATTCATATGATCGGTGGTTTATCAAGAACTGCTACAGCCGCTCTAAGACAACTCTTAGACGCCGGAACCTTGTCTAATTTACCAGCCGGATTCAAGATGCGAGGCATCAGAGTTCGTGATGAAGCTCAACCGTTGCAGCCGGGTGAGTTTCGTGATGTAGATGCCCCTGGTGGAACTCTTCAAGGTGCGTTCCAAATGTTACCTTACAAAGGTCCGGACAACACGCTTCTTCAACTTATGGGTGTTGTTGTCAATGCAGGACAACGTTTTGCATCAATCGCTGACATGCAAGTCGGTGACGGCAATCAAAGCGCTGCAGTAGGCACGACTGTTGCATTGTTGGAACGTGGCTCGCGGGTTATGTCTGCAATACACAAAAGATTATATGCAGCGATGAAAAAAGAATTTATGCTTATTGGTGAAGTCTTTGCAATCTATCTACCACCTGTTTATCCATACGATGTTGTGGGTGGACAGAGACAGATTAAACAAACAGACTTTGATGCAAGAGTGGATATCATACCTGTTGCAGATCCAAACATATTCTCACAAACACAAAGACTGACAATGGCACAAACACAATTACAAATGGCTATGTCAAATCCAAAGATGCACAACTTGTACAATGCGTATCGTGACATGTACGAAGCGTTGGGTGTAAAAAATATAGATTCTCTACTACCACCACCACAACCGGCAGCTCCAATGGACCCAAGTGTTGAGCACATGATGGCTTTATCACAAAAACCTTTCAAGGCATTCCCTGGACAAGACCATACGGCACACATGAAAGCGCATTTATCGTTTATGGGCACACAAATTGCACGAACAAACCCACCAATTTTGGTTGCAGTGCAAAAAAATATACTAGAACACATAAGTTTGATGGCTCAAGAACAAGTTCAGCTCGAATATAAGGAAGAATTGGCACAAATTCAGCAAATGGCGATGCAAATGCAACAGATGGGGGCTCAAAATCCACAAATGATGCAACAAAACCCACAAATAATGGCTATGCAACAGCAAGTTAAGTCAATTACAGAGAAAATTGAGTCTAGAAAGTCTGTTTTGATAGCTGAAACCACTGCAGAGTACCTAGAAGAGGAGAAAAAGGTGCTAAACCAGATTGATAACGACCCATTATTGCGTTTAAAAGCTGATGAAGTGCAAATTAGAGCACGAGAAGAGCAAAGAAAACGCGATGCAGACGAGGAAAGAAGCGAGATTGACAGGCTCAGATTGATACAAAACAAGGATATTGCAGAGCAAAAAATCGATGAAAATGACAAACATCAGAAGCTTAGGGCGGCTGTTTCACTTGCAAAAGCAGGGGTAAAAGACATGAAAGCAGCCGTAGTAGAGGAAGAATAATGGCTGTTGACAAAAAAATATCCTATGAACAAGCTAGAAAAAAATTAAATAAAGCTGCTCCCAAAGGACACCAGCTCGCTTTTATAACACCAGCAGAAGCTAATTTATTAAAGTCAAAAGGTGCCTCTGGTGAGATGACAAAAGCAGGTATAAGAAGTTATAGAGGTCACCATGGTGGTCCAAGTGGTACAAGTAGTGGTTCGAGCAGTTCAAGTGGTGGCAACCAAGGTGGCAACAAAGGTGGTTTAAAAGGTATAGCCCAGAGTGGCATGGTGAGCACTTCTCCTAATGTGGGTGTAGCCGGTCCAGGGGGATTGTCAACTCCAGATAAAGGGTCTGGTCCAGATGCAAGTTTAACCGGTTTTGTAGATAAAAAAGGAAACCCAGTAGTTAGTAAAAAAACAGGTCAACAAATTGGTTTTAGTCCGGGGTTTTTGTCAAAAGGCACACCTTTTGGTAAAGAGGCTCTTGAAACAGCTCTCGCCAATCCTAACTCACCTAGTTATGGGGCAGCTCAGACTGCACTAGGAATGAACCCAAGTCTTGGTCAAGACCCTCAAATTCAAGCTGCTATAGTAAATAATCCATCTTTAAATCAAATGGCAGTGCAAATGGGTTTAAAAGAAGATCCCAACAAACCAACAGCACCAGCACCAACACTAGCTAGTATTCAACAAAGAATTGATGCATTAAAGAAAGCACCCTTCTCGACAACCTTTACTCCTAGTTTAGCATCAATACCAACGGTGAACCCAACGTTTGCACCCAATCTTGGTTTAGGTTTAACTCAGGCTTTTGCTCAAGCAACGGATGATGATGCTGATGATACGTCAAAAGGTTTAGGTTTAAGTCTTGGTGAGGCGCTAGCAAAAGATTTTTCAGACACAGCATCAGCTGTTTATGGAGCGGTTACAAATCCGGTAGGCACTTTAGAAAACGTTGCTAAGAGTCCTGGACTTCTTGGACAATATGCACAGCTTAGTATGCCCACTCTTGGTCCAAGTGCTACTGTCGCGAGCATAGCTAACTTTGGTATTGGTTTTAATGAAAAGGGTGCTACAGAGAGCACCGGTTTTCTTGGTCCTTTAGGTGTAAGCACATTTGGAGAATATAGAGCGGATAATTATGGTTTACCTGATGAAAGTATGAGAGAAGCTTTTAATCAAGATTTTTATGGTTCAGCACCTGGGCAAGGTCTTTACAGTCCAGATCCAGATAGCGTAAAGGGATATAGTGTTGACCCTGATGCTATGAGAGATGTAGTCGCTGAATATGGAGCTACCTACCAAGGTCCTGATCTAGGAGCAATGGCTCAAGAAGCACAAGAGGGCACACGTGGCGGACCAGAAACAGAAGCTGTAGTTGCATCTGCAAAACCACCACAAGAGCAAGTTTTTGACAGTGGGTTACCTCAACAAACTCCAGAACAAATTCAACAAGACCTCACAGCTTTGTATAATTCCATGACAGAACAACAAAGGGCTACGATAGATAAAATTACACAATTACCTGAGTATGATTTAGGGTTTGGAGTTCGTTATATTTTACAGGGGGGACCTTTATTTTAATGGCTATTAACAGATCAAAACTTGGTAAAACAACTGACAAAAAACAAAACAAAGTCAGTAAGGTAATGCGTGAATTTAAAAAAGGTAAATTAAATATTGGAAAATCTAAGAAAAAGGTTAAGAATAGAAAGCAAGCCATAGCTATCGCA